GAGGAACAATAAGCACTTCTGGAACGATAAGTTTAAAAAATGCTGCGGCATTTACAAACAATGCTATATTGAAATGGGATAATACTGGAACTCAATTTATTGACTCCTCTATAGTGGATAGCGGAACTAATGTTACGATAACAGGAGGGTTAACTGTTACTGGTACTATTACAGGTACTGTAAGTACAGCAACTGCTTTAGCTACAGCTAGAAACTTCTCTATATCTGGAGATATGACAGCGCCTACTGTTGCATTTGATGGAACTGCGAATGTTGTATTATCGAGTACTTTAGCGACTGTTAACTCTAATGTAGGGACTTTTGGAACTGCATCATCTGTAGGGACTTTTACTGTAAATGGTAAAGGACTTATTACTGCAGCTTCTAGTACGACTATAGCAATAACAGCATCACAGGTTACAGATTTTGCGACTGCTGTTGATACTGAGGTTGCAACAAGGGAGTTTGCTGCTAATATAGGAAATGGTAGTTTAACGTCATACGTTGTTACTCATAATTTAGCTACTAGAGATGTTGCTGTTCAGTGTTACAATGCAACAACATTTGAGACAGTTTTTTTAAGTGTTGAAAGAACTACAACTAATACAATCACTCTGGCAACTACGGTTGCTCTTGCTACAGCAGCAGTTAGGGTAATAGTAACTAAAATAGGATAATATGCCAATAGAATTTAAGGATTCGATAGATGTTGATGGAAATATAAAAGCAAGTCAAGCCTTTATTGACTCCAATGATTCTGCAGGAACTATAGGTCAAATATTAACATCTACAGGTAGTGTAAGTCAGTGGTCTGATGTAGTACCAGGAGCGTCAACACTTGTAGAAATAGCGTGTAAGAACACTTCAGGCGGAACTATAACAGTAGGTACACCTGTATATCAAACAGGTACTGTTGGTGCAACAGCTACAATAGAGGTAGCTCCTGCAAATGCTTTAATAAGTGCAAGTAATTATCCAGCTATTGGATTACTTAAAACTACATTAGTAAACAATGATGTTGGCTTTGTGGTAATCACTGGAGCGTTAACAAATATTATAACATCTCCTATTGATGGAACTGTTCCAACTACAGGAGATACTGTATATCTAAAATCAGGAGGAGGACTTACGTTAACTAAACCTACAGGAGAAGATAACGCTATTCAAAACATGGGACTTGTTGGTAAGGTATCAACAGGAACTTCAGGTTCTATTACGGTGTCATCTATAATGAGGGCTAATGATGTTCCTAACCTTCCTGAAGGAAGAATTTGGATTGGAGATGGTAATACATTAGTTTCTGATACAGTGTTTGTAGACGAGCCTAATTTAAGATTAGGAATAGGAACAACTACACCAACAGAAAAACTTGAGGTAAGTGGTAATATAAAGGCTGAGGGAAGTGTGCAAGTTGGAGATAACACAGATAGTGCTACAGCTTCAAACGTGGGTGCTATGAGATATACAACAGATGGTTCAGCAAGTTATGTAGATATGTGTATGGAGGTAGCAAGTGGTACTTATGAGTGGGTTAACATAATTACAAATACATTTTAAAAAATATATAATATGGCTAAGAAATATACATCTGATTTATTTGTAAAAAATGGAGGTACTGAGTCTGAGTTCTTAATGGCTGATGGTAGTGTTTCCTCTGGTGGTGGTGGTGGTGGTTCTGCTCAAGTTTTCTCATATACTTTCGCTTCTAATCATTCTGGAAATAATACTTCATTTTATTATGTGTTTAGAAGTAAATCAAACAGTAATATGATTACAAGATTTGACACTTGGACACAATGGTCTCCACTTTATTATGCAGATTTAGCTATGCCAGCTAATTGTTTTTTAAAAAGTTTTACTATTAGAAGTGTAGATAGTTCTCAGTGGGCAAGTGGTTTGCAGATTAGAATGAAAATATTTAAAAACAGATATACCGTAGAGTATAACGGAAGTTTTGTAACTTCTTCTGGTTCTGGTGATACTGGGCAAATTACATTTAACTTGACTTCCTCAGATACTTCTTTTTCTGCTGGAGATGTTGTTGGAATAGGTTTTAATACTACGGGTAATATGGGAGGTATTATTGGAACTCCTATATTTGAGTTAACATAAAAAAAATAAAAATGAACACATATAAATGGAATTGCAGAGACGTAGAGGTTTATACTTCATACACAGATGAAGAAGGAAATACCGAACCTCTGGTTATTTTTAAAGTAAATTGGAAATTGATTGTTTCTGATGGATTAGGAAATGGAGCAACAACTGAGGGTTTACAAACATTAAACGTAGATGACTTAAGCAATTTTCAAGGTTTTGATACTATAACAAATGCTGAAGTTACAGAATGGGTTAAAACTTCAATGGGAGCAAGTCAAGTTGAAATGGAAAAATTGTCAGCAGATAATCTTCTTCAATCTATAATCAATCCCGTTACTCAAGTTTTAACTTTGAATAGCTAAAATACTAAAAACAAGATAGCGGAATAGGATGCTATTAAATAATTTACTATCTTTATAAAAAATCAAATAAAATGAATAAATTAACTAAAAAAGAATTAGAAAGAATACAGGAATTAGTAAACTCTTTCAACAAACTAAAAATCTCATTGGGAGATACGGTTATTCAGCAGAACGCTTTAATGTCTGACATTTCAGAAATGAAAGCTGAGTATGCTTTAGAGGAGCAAAAACTAATTAAAAAATATGGCGAAGACGCTGTAATCAATATACAAACAGGAGAAATAAAAAAAGAAAATGGGTAAGATAAGCACTTATAGTTTTGACAATGTAGTAACTGTAAATGATTTCCTTGTAGGAACTGATGTAGACGATTCCAACGCAACAAAGAGTTATTTGATTGGAGATATTATATCTTTAGTTCCTAATATAACAGCTCAATATGTTTTTCAAATAAAGGGAACTTCTTATGATGTTCAAAGTCCATTAACAACAGATACAGCCTTACAGGTTGAGTTTGGAGCTGATAATCAGTCTGTAAATGTAGAGATATTATCAAGTGGTAATATTTCGTTTGTTACAGCAGGTAACTACCTTGTAAACACTTTTATTTCTGTCTCAAAAGAAACAAACCCAGGGATTTATTCTGTTTTTGCTTTTAGAGCTTTAATTAATGGGGTTCAGGTAGGCGACCCTAAAGTTTTTAAAATCTCAGAGGAAAATTTATTAATTCCTTACGAATTAACAGTTCCTATAGTCGCTGCACAAGGTGATATTTTAACCTATGAAATTATTAGGGATTCTTCAGGTGATAACTCTGGAAGATTAGAGGGTGCAACTTTACTAGGATGGGTAGGTAATACTCCATCTGCTCAAATTGAAGTCTGGAAAAACGTATAATATGAATATTAGAAAAATCTCAATAGGTCCTGACTACAAGGGAGGGGCGATGCACTACATAGTGGGGCAGGAGGTATTAGGAGGTAGCTATACTATTCATCTTATACAAAATGATTATAAGTTTGAAGGTATAAAGATATGGATTAAAGGAGAGGATGGAATAGTTATGTGGAAGAGTTTTACTTCTACCATGCCTATTTCTATTGAGTACAATATAAATTTTTAAGTATGACTGAAGCAGAAAGAAGATTACTACAATTAAAAATAGAAGAGTTGGAGTCTCAAAAGGAGGGGAAGACTTGGATGGAAAGGTTAGAGTTATCTGATGACATACACAATATTAAAATGAAATTAAATGGAGTCAAGCCAACAGATAGTCAAATAGATTGTATTGGTTGTGGCTCGTAAGCACAACTATGAAAGCACCATTCCAATTTATCGTAAAGCCATTTAATGGCAAGAGATACAATAACACAAAAGAAATATCAGGTACTGAGTTTATAACAAGTACCTCAGAAGAAGACCATAATTTTTCAAATCGTTACGCAGAAGTAATAGAAACACCACTAGGATATGAAGGTAAAATTAAAATTAGTGACACTTTACTTGTTCATCATAATGTTTTTAAGTTTTACTTCGATATGGCTGGCAGGCAAAAGAGTGGTAAAAGCTTTTTTAAGGACGATTTATTCTTCATAGACCAGGAGCAATTCTTCATGTACAAGCAGGATGGAGAATGGCATGCACACGATAGGTATTGCTTTATAAAGCCAGTTAAAACTGAGGAGTCTTTTATTTATAAAGATGTAAAGGAAGAGCCGTTAGTTGGTATAATGAAGTATCCAAATAAATACTTACTTAGCAAGGGAATTAATTCAGGAGATAAGGTTTCGTTTAAACCAGAAAGTGAATATGAGTTTTTGGTTGATAACGAAAAACTTTATAGAATTTATGACCATCAAATAACAATGAAGTTGTAACATGGATAACTCTAAAGAAATAAAGTTAAAGATTATTGAAGCTGGTCATAGAGCTGTCGAGCAGCTTATAAAGGTTGCTAGGGAAGAAATTATAAAGCCAGATGTGGAAGATGAGATTTCAGCAGATAGGCTTAAGAATGCTGCTGCCACTAAGAAGTTAGCTATATTCGATGCTTTTGAAATTTTAAGTAGATTAGAGTTAGAGAAAGAAGCTTTGGTTACGATAGAAAAAGGGGTTAGTAAAACAGATACAAAACAAGGATTTGCAGAACGAAGGTCAAAAAAATAATAACTTATATAGAACACTAGAGGATTTCATTCCTAAGTCTGTGCTTACAAATAAAAACAAAGGTAAGTCTTGGGAGTATGGATATAACTCAAAGTACGATGTTGTCATTATATCAAAGGACGGAACTCTTGGTGACGTTATAAGTATAAGTGGTTTAGTTATTGGTCTGCCTGCCACTCCAAAGTCATACTGGTCAAGGTCTAAGAAAAAAGAAGAGCAGCATTGGGAGAGGCAAGAGCTTCCAAAGGAATTGTCTAAGATAAAGTCTATATTCCAATGGAATGATATGCCGTCAGAGTTTAAGGACAGGTGGGTTGATTACATTGAGCAGGAGTTTGATTACAGAGAGAGTGGGATGTTTTTTAAGAATAACGGAGCACCTTCTTACATAACAGGCTCTCATTACATGTATCTTCAGTGGGCATCTATTGATGTTGGTTATCCTGACTTTAGAGAGGCTAATAGAATTTTTTGGATTTACTGGGAGGCATGCAGGGCTGATAAAAGAAGCTTTGGAATGGACTACTTAAAGATAAGGCGTTCAGGGTTTTCATTTATGGGTTCTTCTGAGTGCGTAAACGTAGGTACTCTAGCTAACGATTCAAGAGTTGGTATACTATCCAAGACTGGTAGTGATGCTAAGAAGATGTTTACAGATAAGGTTGTCCCTATAAATAGCAGACTTCCTTTCTTCTTTAAGCCAATTATGGATGGTATGGATAAGCCTAAGACTGAATTAGCATTTAGAGTTCCTGCGTCTAAGATTACAAAGAAAAATATGTTTTCTGTTTTGAATGACGACATGGAAGGTCTTGATACGACAGTCGATTGGAAGAACACGGATGACAACAGTTATGATGGAGAAAAATTACTTTTATTGGTTCACGATGAAAGTGGGAAATGGATTAAGCCAAATAATATACTAAACAACTGGAGGGTTACAAAAACTTGTTTACGTTTGGGTAGTAAGATTATAGGTAAATGCATGATGGGTTCTACTTCAAATGCTTTAAGCAAGGGAGGTGGAAATTTCAAAAAATTATACGAGGATTCAGACACTACTAAAAGGAACAGGAACGGTCAGACAAAGAGTGGGATGTATTCGTTGTTTATTCCAATGGAGTGGAACATGGAGGGGTTTATTGACATGTATGGAATGCCTGTTTTTGATACTCCAGAAAAACCTGTGCTTGGAATTGACGGTGAGATGATTTCAGAGGGAGCGATTGACTATTGGCAGGCAGAGGTAGACTCATTAAAGAATGACGCTGACGCATTGAATGAATTTTATAGACAGTTTCCTAGAACGGAATCTCATGCTTTTAGGGATGAGAGTAAGCAATCAATATTTAATCTTACAAAGATATATCAGCAGATAGATTATAACGATACTTTAATATCAGAACATCACGTAACAAGAGGTTCTTTTCATTGGAAAGATGGTTTAAAAGATACTAAGGTTATATTTAGTCCTGACCAGAGGGGTCGTTTTTATGTTAACTGGACTCCTAATAAGGGACTGCAGAACAATGTAATATCAAAGAACGGTATTAAGTATCCTGGGAACGAACATATTGGAGCGTTTGGCTGTGATAGTTATGACATATCGGGTACTGTTGGTGGTGGAGGTTCTAATGGTTCTCTTCATGGACTGACAAAGTTTAACATGGATGAAGCACCTAGCAATGAATTTTTCTTAGAGTACATAGCTAGACCTCAGACGGCAGAGATATTCTTTGAGGATGTTTTGATGGCTTGTGTTTTTTATGGTATGCCTATTCTTGTGGAGAACAATAAGCCGAGGCTTTTATATCACTTAAAAAATAGAGGGTACAGAGGCTTTTCCACTAATAGACCTGACAAGGTGTATAACAAGCTTTCTAAGACAGAGAAAGAACTTGGGGGGATACCTAACTCATCTGAAGATATAAAGCAAGCTCACGCAGCAGCTATTGAGTCTTACATAGAAAAGCATGTTGGATTCGATATGGACGGAGCTTTTAGAAATTCTGAAGATATAGGGTCTATGCCATTTAATAGAACACTTCAGGATTGGGCTAAATTTGATATCAACAACAGAACGAAACATGATGCGTCTATTAGCTCTGGATTAGCAATAATGGCTTGTCAAAAAAACCTTTATCAGACTGAAAAAACACAATCAAAAATAAGTATTAACTTTGCAAGGTATAGTAATGATGGAAATCGAAGCCAAATAATTAGATGAAAGAAATAAACGTAAATATAAAGTCAACAAGTTTTCCTAATCAATTTGCATCTGATGCAGAGAAAAAAACAGAAGAATTTGGTTTGCAGATTGGTCAAGCTATTCAGTATGAGTGGTTTAAAAAGGATAGCAATAACTGTAGATTCTATGAGCAATCAAGAGAATTTAATAGGTTAAGGTTGTATGCTAGGGGGGAACAGTCTGTAGGTAAGTACAAGAACGAGATTTCGGTTGATGGAGACTTGTCTTATTTAAACCTTGACTGGACACCAGTTCCAATACTACCTAAGTTTGTAGATATTGTTGTTAACGGAATGTCTGACAGATTATTTAAAGTTAAGGCTTACTCTCAGGACGCACTATCTCAATCTAACAGGAACAAGTATCAGAAGACTCTTGAAAAGCAAATGATTGCAAAGCCTATTCTTGACATCATTCAGGAGAAGACTGGAGCTAATCCTTTTGTTGTAGACCCAGAAACTTTACCTAAGACAGACGAAGAACTATCTCTTTATATGCAACTTAATTTCAAGCCTGCTATAGAAATAGCAGAGGAAGAGGCTATTAACACTATACTAGAGGAGAACAAATACATTGACTTAAGAAAAAGGCTTGATTACGATTTAACCGTATTAGGAGTGTCTATTGCAAAGCACGAATTTTTACCAGGTTCAGGAGTAGAGATTAAGTACGTAGACCCAGCAAATGTGGTTTATAGTTACACAGAAGACCCTCACTTTAAAGATTGTTTTTATTGGGGAGAAATTAAATCTGTTCACGTTAATGAGATAAGAAAGATTGACCCTACGATAACTAACGAACAGTTAGAGACTATATCTAAAAGCGGTCAGAGTTGGTACGATTACTATAACGTAGCTCAGAATTATGACAATGATGTCTTTAGTCAAGACACGGCTACTCTTCTTTACTTCAACTACAAGACCACTAAAAAAATAGTATACAAGAAGAAGGTTTCTGATAACGGAAACATAAAAATGATAGAGAAGGATGATGGGTTTAATCCTCCTGATGAAATGATGGAAGAAGCTAAGTTTCAAAAAGTTTCAAAAACTATTGACGTTTGGTACGATGGCGTTATGGTTATGGGGACAAATATCATTCTTAAGTGGGAAATGGCTGAAAATATGGTGAGACCAAAGTCTTCATCTCAGCACGCTATTCCTAACTACGTGGCTTGTGCTCCAAGAATGTACAAGGGTAACATTGAGTCTTTAGTTAGAAGGATGATTCCTTTTGCAGATTTAATACAAATTACTCATTTAAAAATACAGCAGGTAATTGCTAAGGTTGTCCCTGATGGTGTCTTTATTGATGCAGATGGATTAAACGAGGTAGACCTGGGAACAGGTGCTGCATACAATCCAGAGGATGCTTTAAAGTTATACTTCCAAACAGGTTCTGTTATTGGTAGGTCGTATACTCAAGATGGAGAGTTTAATAACGCAAGAGTTCCAATTCAGCAACTTACATCTAATTCTGGTGCAAGTAAGATGCAGATGCTTATAGGTAACTATAATCATTACTTAAACATGATTCGTTCTGTAACTGGTCTTAATGAAGCTAGAGATGGTTCAACACCTGACTCTAATGCTTTAGTAGGTGTCCAGAAGTTAGCAGCATTAAACTCTAACACAGCTACGAGGCATATATTAGATGGAAGTCTTTATATTTATAGAGCACTATCTGAAGGTATATCATATAGGGTTGCAGATATATTACAGTATTCTGATTTTAAGGAGGACTTTATAAATAAGATAGGGAAGTACAATGTAGGGATATTAAATGAGATTTCAGATTTATATATTTATGACTTTGGTATTTTTATTGAAATAGCTCCAGACGAAGAGCAAAAAGCAATGCTTGAGCAGAATATACAAGTTGCTTTATCTAATGCAGATATTAACCTTGAAGATGCTATTGATATTAGAGAGATAAAGAATCTTAAGTTAGCTAATCAGCTTCTAAAAATGAAGCGTATTAATAAGCAAGAGAGAGAAGAAAAGATGGCTATGCAGAAACAGGCTATGCAGTCACAACAGCAACAGCAATCACAACAACTTGCTGCTCAAACAGCTATGCAGAAGATACAGGCTGAGACTCAATCTAAGATGCAGATTAATCAAGCTGAGATAGATGGGATGATGATGAAGATGGAGAGAGAGGCTCAATTAAAAGTTCAGCTAATGGATAAAGAATTTTCTTTACAGATGCAGCTTAAGGGAGTAGAAGTTAATGCTATAAAAGATAAAGAGGTTATGAAGGAGGATGCTAAATCCAAAAGAATAAGCCAACAGAGTACACAACAATCAAAATTAATCGAGCAAAGAAAAAATAATTTACCACCTGTCAATTTTGAATCTAACGAAGACAGCCTTGATGGTTTTGACTTCGCTGAGTTCAATCCTAGATAACGTGTCGTAAAAATTATGTATCTTTGCAAATAAAATCAAATAAAAATGGAAATTAAAGTAAGAGAAGTCGTACAAGGAGAAGAGAAGTCTACTCAAGAAATTGAAAGAGACCTTTTAGTTAAACACGAAGAGAAGCTTAACGGTGAGCCAGAGGTTTCAAACGTGACAGAAAATGTTAACGCTCCTGTAGAAGAAGTTGCACCAATAGAAGATGCAGCAGAAAAAAATATAGTTACAGATACTGAATTAAGGGAGGAGGATATCCTTTCATTTATTAAGAATAAATACGGAAGGGAGTTATCTTCATTAGAGGAGATTACTGCTGAAAAAGAAAGTTCTGAAGTTAATTTACCCGAAGATGTTGCTGCTTATTATAAGTACAAACAAGAAACAGGTAGAGATATTAATGACTTTGTTAAGTTAAATAGAGATATTGATTCGCAAGACCCTGACAATTTGTTAAGGGATTACTTGACAGCTACAGAGAAAGGGCTAGATAGCGAAGACATTGATTCGTTGATGGAGGAATACCAGTACGATGAATACGATGATGAGTCAGATATTAAGAAGATTAAAATAAATAAAAAGAAAACTATTGCCAAGGCTAAAGAATACTTTGAGTCTGAAAAAGAAAAATACAGGATTCCTCTTGAGTCAAGTGGGAGTTCTATTTCTGAAGAAGACGCAAGGGGTTTAGAGGAGTATAAGCAGTATGTTCAACAGGCGACCACTTATGAGGAGGAAGCAAATCGTAAATCTGAATGGTTTATGAAGAAGACTGACGAAGTTTTCGGAGGAGAGTTCAAAGGTTTTGAGTTTTCCCTTGATGATAACAAGAAGGTTTCATTCTCTCCTGGTGATGCAGCAGAATTAAAGTCAATTCAAGAGACTCCACAGAATTTCATTAAGAAGTTCTTGGATGATGATGGGTTACTTAAAGACGCTGTCGGATACCACAAGTCATTAGCCGTAGCGATGAACCCTGAAAAATTTGCTAAGTTCTTTTACGAGCAAGGTAAATCGGAGGCAGTAGATGATGTAATGCGAAAGACTAAGAACGTGAATATGTCTGAGCGTGCAACACCTAACTTCAACTCTAAAGGGGGGACTCAATTTAAAGCTTTAAACCCAGGAGCTGGGAAAGGCTTAAAAATAAGAAGTAAAAAATAAACATTAAAAAACAAAAAAATGGCAGGACAAGTAAACCCAACGCCAGGATTTGATTTACAGCCAAGTGCTCAACAAATCCCTACGGCAACAAACTACATTACCAACTTTGATTTCTTGAATCAGTATCTTCCAGATACTTACGAGAAAGAATTCGAAAGATATGGTAACAGAACAGTATCTTCATTCTTAAGAATGGTAGGAGCTGAAATGCCTTCTAACTCAGACCTTATCAAATGGTCAGAGCAAGGAAGACTACACACAAAATACACTAACGTAACTACAACTACAGCAGCAGGAGAAGACGTGGCTACATTTACAGTAGCAGACGCAGGCGTACCAGGAACTAATCCTTTATCCGCTGATGTTTCTATCGCAATCAGAGTAGGACAGACTGTAATGATTTCAGGAGCGACAGGTTCTAATAAAGCTATCGTTACTGCAGTACCAACAGCAAGTTCTTTTACAGTAGCTTACTATGAAGCAGCAGGACAAGCTTTTGGAGCAGGAGAGGTTTTAAGCGTATTCATTTACGGTTCTGAATTCAAAAAAGGAACAAATGGAATGCAAGGTTCTTTAGAGGCTGATAGTTCAATCTTTGAAAACTCTCCAATTATCTTAAAAGATAAGTATGCAGTATCAGGTTCTGATATGGCTCAAATTGGATGGGTTGAGGTTACTACTGAAAACGGAGCTAACGGATACTTATGGTACTTGAAGTCTGAGCATGAAACTCGTTTGAGATTCGATGACTACTTGGAAACTTCAATGATTGAAGCTGTACCAATGGCTAACACAAATGCTATAAACGCAGCAGCAGCTAAAGGTTCTGAAGGTATCTTTTATTCTGTTGAAAACAGAGGAAACGTATGGGGAGGTGGTTTTCCAACTTCTTTATTAGAGTGGGATTCTGTTGTATCTAGATTAGACAAGCAGGGTGCTATCGAAGAAAATGTATTGTTTGTAGACAGAGACTTTGGTTTCGGTATTGACGATATGTTAGCAGAGCAAAACTCTTACGGTTCAGGAGGTTCATCTTACGGTCTTTTCGATAATGACAAAGATATGGCTCTTAACTTAGGATTCACAGGATTCAGAAGAGGATACGATTTCTACAAGTCAGATTGGAAGTACTTAAACGACCCAACAATGAGAGGTGGATTAGCAACAGGAGCTGTAAGCGGACTATTAGTTCCAGCAGGTTCTACATCTGTTTATGACCAAGTTATGGGGAAAAACGCTAAGAGACCATTCTTACACGTTAGATACAGAGCTTCTGAAACTGAAGACAGACGTTACAAGACATGGATTACAGGTTCAGCAGGTGGTGCACAGACTAGCGATTTAGATGCTATGGAAGTGAACTTCTTGTCTGAGAGAGCTGTATGTACTTTAGGTGCAAACAACTTCTTCTTATTCCAAGACTAAGTATAAAAACTAAAGGTAGGGGTCGCAAATTGCGACCTCTATTTTTTATTATAAATCAAATAACAATTATATCAAATGACAAAGAAAAAAACAAAAAGTGTAGATAAGTTCTACAAACTAACAAGAGAAGCAGCTCCTCTTTCTTACATGCTGCCTACAAGGAACTCAAGAAAGTTTCCTTTAATGTATTTTGACGAAGACACCAACTCTAACAGAGTACTTCGTTACTCATCAAACCAAAAGACACCATTTGAAGATGAACAGGATGATAATGCAATATTACAGCCTGTGATATTTGAAGACGGAATGTTAAGCGTTCCAAGAACAAATCCAGTGCTTCAAGAGTTTTTACACTACCACCCACTTAATGGGGTTAAGTTCGTAGAGATTGACAATGAAAAAGATGCCTCAATAGATGTTGAAATACTCAACCTAGAAATTGATGCACTTATAGCTGCAAAAGAACTTGACGTTAATATGCTTGAAAATATAAGCAGAGTACTATTTGGAAGAGACACATCAAAAATGTCTACTGCTGAGGTAAGGCGTGATATATTGGTTTTTGCAAAAAGAGAACCTGAATATTTCTTAGACACACTGACAGACCCTAATTTACAATTACAGGGTAATGTTCAGTTGTTTTTTGATAAAGGTTTAATATCTTTCAGAAAAAATAATACAGAGGTGTGGTACAACACATCCTCAAACAAAACAAGAATGTTAACAGTTCCTTATGGAAATGATTCCAAGGAGACGGTAGCTTCTTACTTATCAAGTGACGATGGTCTAGAATCATTGAAAATGCTTGAAAA